ATTGCCCCTAACCTATATATCGACACCGAAAGCGGTCCGCAGATTGATGTGGATACGCTACTAGCAGAGGCTGGCATTGACGGTTCTGAGACAGTTCATATCGAAGTTGATATGACCGTCAATAATGAGCCCGCTATGGCAACTATCGAAGCGACCGTTGCGGAGGTAGAGGCAATCCTTGGCGAAGGTTGGGAAGCAATGCTGTCTGCTGACAGCGCAGACGCTGAGACGAGAATCCAGGCCGTACAAACTCTGCTTGAGGAGCTTCCGCCCAGCACCGATGTAATGGTGTTGGACAGCACCGGTCTCGCTCGTTCTAATCTGTCTAAGGTAATCGACCTGCTTGGAACTATTGACGCCAATAAGACAAAGACAATTACTATTCGTTATCAGACGATTGGTATGCCTATGTTTGCGGAGGGTACAAGTGGTGCGAAAGCCGGTCCTGCACTGCTCGGCGATGAATATTCCCCCAATGGTTCCCCGAAACCCGAGCTAGTCGTTTCTGGAAACAGGGCATATCTTGCTGGACAAAGCGGCCCTGAAATTGGATATTTGAATGATGGCGACATCGTCTATACCGCCGATGAGACAAGACGAATTCTGCGCGGTAATGTACTACACAACAGCATTCCTGCTCATGCAGGTGGTACGGCGGGCGGCCTAATTGATACCGGCGGTCTGAGCGGTGGCGACTATAACTTCTCTGGCAACAAGCCGAACGGAAATAGCAGCAACAAGAACAATAAGGACGATGAAGAGTCCTGGTTCGAGCGTCAGTATAAAGACCACCAGCATTGGCTGGCTATGGACCAAGAGAGTGTAGACGAATATCTCAAGTGGCTGGATGAGGCATATCAGAAGGCATACGAAGAAGGCATTATTGACCTCGACGAGTATTACAAGTACCAAGAGGAAGTCTACCAAGGTGTACAAGACCAGTTCAAAGACCATATCAATGACATTGACCACGAGATTTCCTTGCTCGAAGCAGGAGTTGGTAACTCTGACGAGATAATCAACTTGTCTCTGCAGGCCATGGCAGATATCGAAGCGGAGTTGGCTGCCGCCAGAGCCGCAGGTCTTGACGAGAATAGCGACTACATCCAGTGGCTTGAACAGCAGTGGATGAACTACTCTGAGAATGTCACCAATATGCGTGAGCAGGCAGAGACAGAAGCGCAAAGCTCCATTGATAACCTTGTTGAGTATCGCATTGAGATGCTCAAGCAAGAAATTCAAGACCAGAAGGACGCTTTGTCTGAACAGCTAGACGACCTAAAGGATTTCTACGACAAACAGCGCAAGATGTTGCAAGACCAGTACGACGAAGAGAAGTACCTGGAAGAGCAGAAAGAAAAGCGCAAGTCTGTCACAGACATTCAGTCTGAGCTGGCTATGCTCGAAAACGATGATTCTGCGTGGGCACAAAAGCGTAAGCTGGAACTGCAAGCCGAATTATCTGATGCTGAGAAGGAACTGAATAGCTTCGAGAAAGACCACGCTCTTGATATGACCCTCGATATGCTGGATGAACAGCAGGCGGCTCAAGAAGCTCAGATTCAGGCGCAGATGGATGCCCTGGATGAAAAGTTGAATGACCCCCATGCCTTGTTTAATCAGGCACTTGAGGACATCAAGAATAATACCGCTGAGCTGTATCAGCAGTTCATCGAATATAACCGCAAGCACGGCACCGGCAATGACCAAGATATTGCCGATATGTGGGAAGACGCATACAAGGCTGACCTAGAATATCAGGATACACACAACGGTGAACACCCTGATGGTATTGAGATTGGCAACTATACTGGGTATGTCCGTCCTGAAAACCCCACACCTCCCGAACCTCCAGAAGGACAAAATCCTCCCGAAGAACAACCGCCCGAGGAACCCAAAGAGCCTGAACCCCCTAAGCTCACAGATGAAATTAAGAAAAAGGTCGCTGCTGCAATTTGGAACGGCGGGTATGGTTGGGGCAACGGCGCTGACCGTGTAAATAGGCTGAAGGAAGTATTTGGTGCCAATAACGGTATCCAAGACCTTGTTAACAAGGGTGTCGGCAAGAGCGGCGTATCTCTGACAAGTGATTACACTTATCTGAATATGCGCAAGAAGTTCAAGGGTTACGCCTCTGGAACTAAAAATGCAACACCTGGCTGGCACGAGTTGTTCGAAGGTAATGTGGACGAATATGTCTTTACCTCTAGCGATGGCAATAGGTACAAGATGTTCTCCGGCCTTGGAGACAAAGTGCTTAACGGTGAAGCCACGGACTTCCTTTACGACTTTGCCACAACTGGCGGAAGTGTATTGACGAAGATGCTCGCAGACCTGTTTGGTCTAAGCAACTTTGGCAATATTGCAAAGCCCGTGCAGGCTATTGAGATTCACTCTGGTGACATCATCGTACAGGGTAACGCAAACGAGCGTACCGTATCCGAGATTCGCAGAGCACAGCGTGAGAATCTGAAGTTCGTTATTACGGAGTTCAACAAACTGAATAAGTAACTGATTCGTGGCTCCCATTCTTGGGAGCCCGATTCATTTCATTTGAGAATAATACAGAAAGGAGCGTGATGATATGGCAGATATTTACGGCTCACATTTCGAATACGGCGGTGTCTCTTCCAGACTGTATGGCCTGATTATCGTCAACGCCGATACGAGCCGGATGACACAACTTTCTGGACAGAAAGAGAGCGTCACGATTTTCAGTAAAATCGCAAAGAAGCGTTATCTGATTGACGACGACTACTCTTCCTCTCCGATTACCTTTGACATCGAAATTATGACTGACTCTGACCGATGCCTCGAACCTGTCGAACGCAGACAGATTGAGAAGTGGCTATTCAATAAAAGAAGTTATCGCAAGCTGTATATGGACATTGCGGACGATGAGCGTGGTGAGACATATGAATATGTCAACGGAGAGCGCAAGCGGAATTACCTTAACTGTCGACTGGTGAACCCTGAGAAGCTCGAAGGTAATGGCGGAATTGTTGGATATAAGGCAACGCTGGAAGCTGACTCTAATATGTTCTGGCAAGAACCTGTTGAGCAGGCATTCATTGTCTATAACGGTGCAGAAAGTGTTTCCTCTAATATAACTCTAACCATCGATACCGACCTGGAAGAGTACATCTATCCCAAGGTTACTATCCAGATGGGTAGCTCCGGCGGCAATGTTATTATCGTGAACAACAACGACGACAGCACTCGGCAGACAAAGTTCATTGGCCTTGGCGCACTTGCAACAGTTGTGATGAAGGGCGAACTGAACTATGTGAGCGGTCAGTATTACGAGAGGTTTGCTGACAGGAATTTCATCAGGCTACTTGATGGTGTAAATACATTTACGATTACTGGTGATGTGGAAACAATCAAATTTGAATACTCCGCAAGGAGGGTTCTGTAATGATAGTACGCTACTCATCCCTGAATCGTTTAGAGAAGCCTCTGTTCACACTGTGTAACCCTGGCAGTGTCTATACCAATGGTATGGTGAATAAAGTCGTCGGTATGCTTGTTGACACAGAGGCCGAAGAAATCGTGTTCAATTTCAATGCGACCTCTGAATTCAATCTGAGAGTCAATCGCATCACAAGAGATGACCCTGCTGAAAATGCTCATGTTTACTCAGTGTACAAGGCCGTGCAGAACCGCCGTCTGATTTTTGTGGATGATATCGGCTACTTTATGATTACCAACATTGAAGACGGCTTTGACGGATATAACCACTACAAGGATGTGACCGCAAAGTCTGTTGATGCGGAAATTGCACAGAAGATGGTTCCGTTCATTGAGAATGGTACTTACCGATTCTCCTCTGATAAGACCGGGACGAACAAGGGTTTGCTTGAGACAGTCGTCGAAACACTCCCTCTGTGGACAATCGAGTATGTTGATGATGCCGTTGCTGAACGCTGGCGTACATTTGAGGATGTCGACACATCTATCAACTGTTTGGCTTTTATGCTTCAGAATATGCAGGACGCATACGAGTGCATCTTCGTATTTAACAACATCACTCGAACCATCAGCGTGTATGACCAGGCGAACTATGTCCGGCAGACCAACATTCATATCACCAAGGAAGACCTCATCAATTCTCTGGATATCACAGAGAATGCAGATGACCTATTCACCGCTGTTAGTGTGTTGGGCGATGACAATGTGACTATTGCAGCCATCAACCCGCTTGGTACGAATGTTATTTACGACTTCACATACTACTTGAGCTGGATGTCCGACTCTCTGAGTGAGAAAGTCGTTGCATGGCAAAAAGCTATCGACGCAGAGAAGGAGTCTTACTACAATCTGAATCTCGGTTACTTCAAGAAGATGACCGAAGCGTCCAATCTTGAGATGGAGATTCAGAAGCTGGACACCCAAATCACAATGTATAACCGATGCCGCAATAACATTGTGGCCGAAAATAGCACCGACCTCGTGGGCAGTTACAATGAAGCGATTGCCGAAGCTGGTGGTGAGCAAATCACAATCCAAGACAGTATCGAGGAAACACTTGCGGTAATTGATAACCTCATTGCGGAATGTGAAAGCAACAAGGAGAACAATCAGGCTATCCGTGAAGCGAAGCTGGCTGAACTTGAGACTACCAAGGCGCAAGTAGACGCAATCCGGGAGAAGCTGAAGATTACTTCTTACTTCACCGAAGATGAGTATACCGAACTGTGTCATTACATTTTCGAGGGTAGCTATTCCGATGACTATGTGGTTATTACAGACATCATGTCTTATGACGATAAGTTCGCCCAGATGAAGATTCTGTACGACCGGGCGGTATCCCAGTTGCAGAGAGCGTCTCAGCCTACACAGGAATTCAGCGTTGATGTAGAAAACTTTATTTTTATCAAGGAGTTTGAGGAGTGGAGTGAGCAGCTAGAGACTGGCTGTCTAATCAATGTTGAGCTGGAGGTCAATGACATTGCGGCATTGTTCCTGTCGAATATGACAATCAACTACGACGACCACACTCTCAAGATGACCTTCGGTAATCGGTTCAACAAGTTTGACCCGAAGTCTTTGTATGACGATGTGCTTGGCAAGATTACCAAGTCTGCTAACACACTTGCATATATCAAGGAAATTCTATACCCCATCAAGAGCGGCGAGTTCAACTCCATGAAGGAGGCACTGCAGACTTCACGCAATCTGACGATGGGACAAGCTCTGGCATCTACTGGCGAAGAAGTCGTTATTGACGGCTCTGGCTACACCGGCAGACGGATGCTAGAGGATGGAACTTATGACCGTAAGCAGGTTAAGCTGACCGGCAGAAGCCTTGTCTTTACGGACGACGCCTGGGAGTCATGCAAGGTAGCCCTCGGTGAACTGCTGTTTGGCGACGGAAGTTCTGCATATGGTATCAATGCCGAGGTGGTTATCGGCGATGTGATTCTCGGCAATAATCTTCGGATTTTGGACAATAGTGGTAATGACCTGCTGACAGTTGTTGATGGCAAGATTGCCGCATCCGTGAGCGAAGTGAAGGGTGATGTGGAGACATTGACCGAAG